TTATAGTGGAACTGATATTGACTTAGGTGCATTTGAAGCAATGCAGGGTATTACCGCGAGTAATACAGATTTTTTAAATCGAGCGGGCTATAACAGCGCAGAAACTATTGCTGCTATTAATGCAAGTGCTAATACAGCTATTGCATCTGCTTATTCAGGAGCGCAGATGTATGGCTCTGATACTCAACTTGAAATTGCTGATCTTACTTCAGGAAGACAATTAGAAGCCAGTAATTATAGCGCAGATCAAGATCGTTTGGCCAGAGAAAATGTAGCGTCTATACAAGGTGCATATAGCCTTGATTTACAAGATATTATCACTGCAGGACTAAAGGATGTTGCTAAAATCCAAGGAGAATATGGTTTAGCAAATACAGAGCTTCTTGGAGAGTACGGTCTTGAATCAGATCGTATTAAAGGAGATACAGCACGTGATGTCGCCTCAAGACAAAAAGATGCACAAATATTTGGTTCCTTAATGTCTGGTTTCTGGTCATAATAATATTGTTTGTATTATAATTTTAAAAGTAAAGTAAACAAGTTTTTAAAATGGGTGCAGGTGAAGGAAGTTCCGGCGCAGGAAACACGCCGACAGAGATTAACGCTAATGATCCGGATGCAGCGGTAGACCTAACAACGTTTCAAGAGTTGTTAGATAAACTCGAAGGATCTAAGAAGCGTCAGCAACGTCAACAATCTGTTGAAGGCCGTCGTGACATCTATTCACAAGGTCTTGCTTCTATGATGTCTAATTTCTAATTCTAATTTTTTAGGTTATTCTAATGGCTGATATAGATAGTACTTATGCAGAAGACGATTATTTTGATCTTGATAAATATCGTCAAGCCGCTGGAGTAGCCTATGAGTTTAGTAAGAAGAAAATGGAGGACGCTGGTGAACAAGAACGTGCCACAATAGGTAAAGGAGCACAAGAAAAACGAGCTACTAATGAGCAAATACAGCGGTTCTCAGAAAAAGACGAAGAGAGAGACTACAAGCAAGCACAAAAAGCTTACCGATTCTGATATCGATATTCAAGTTTTTGACTATTGGGTTGACAACTTAGATAGTGCAACTAAAGAATCTTTTTGTTCTTTTGCAGAAGAAACTTTTTCTGCTATACAAGTATATTTATATGCAAAATTTTTAGGATATAGTAGCAGTATTTCTGCTGTTGATTTGTGGTTAAAAGATAATTTTTCAAAACCAGATCATCTCAAAGTTTTATTAAATGAAATTGAAGAGATGCAAGAAGACATTAGAAAGTTAAGAATGGATATTGAAAATTATGCGATTAAACGAGATGTCGGTGTTGCTCGCATTGCTGCTATGCAAAAAGAACTCCGTGGCACTATCTCCCAGGTTGATTCTTTTGTTTCTTCTCGTGACCGTAAGGGCTTGTTAATGGCAGGTGCTGATCGTGCATTACGTGAATTAGCTTCTATTTTTAAAGATGATCCTATTGAAGGACCTTTACAAGAAGCTTCAATGAGTGTGTGGGCTAGAATGCAATTTGAAGATTAATATTATGGAAGAAAACGTACAACCTTTTACAAAACAATCTGTTGAGAGTATTCTTAATAAGATTGCTACTAATCGTAAATATAGTCCTAATCTTCCTCCGCAACCACCCAAACAAGCAGATGAAGAGGCTTTTCAAGATTTAATGAATGAATCGCCAGAAAACACACAAGGACCTGGACCACAGCCGTTTCAAAATCTTTTGAATCAACAACCACCCACTGAAGAACAAGAAGAAGACGATGTCTAAAAAGAAAATGCCTCCCCAATTGTTGGAGCACTTTAAAAAAAAGAACGAATCTAAAGAAGGCAAAAAAGCAGAAGAGTCTGCTGAAAAAGGATTAAAAGCATCTAAGGCAGCTAAAAAATTTAAAGACAAAAAAGAAGATAAAAAATAAGCTACTATTTAGACAGTAGTTATTTAAATAGTGCCTTCTCATCGTCACCTTGCTTATAGGCGGAATGCTCAAGCTGCCGCCAAAAAACATAAAGTACGTAAAAGTGATAAAGAAGAATTATTTGAAAAAGCACGTACAGACTTTGGTTTCTTTTGTGAATATGTAGCTGATAAACCACCAGCTGAACATCATAGAGAGTGGCATAGACAATTAGTAACTAATGAAGATAGTTCATGTTTATTAAAAATTGCTGGTCCAAACATTGATTTGCTAGGCCCTAGAGGTTCAGCTAAATCAACTGTATTAGGTTTGTTTACTGCTTGGGCTATTGGTATTCATACGCAAGCCAAGAAGCCTTTGCAAATTTTATATCTTAGTTACACGGTTGATATTGCACGTTCTAAATCAGCAACAATTAAAAGAATTATTGAATCAAAAAAATATCAAGAAGTTTTTCCAACTGTAAAACTATTAAAGAATGTAACCAGTAACGAATACTGGTCTATTGATCATAAGTTTGCAGGAATTGATGTTACAGGTGAAGAACAATTTACATTGTGTGCCGCAGGTCTTAAAGGCTCTGTGACTTCCAAACGTTCGCAGCTTGTGATAATTGATGACCCAATAAAATCTGCTTCAGATATTGGTAACCCTGATATCCGTAAGATGATGCAAGACAATTGGAATGCTGTGATTGCACCGACGATGTTTGAAGGTGGTCGGGCAATTTGCCTTGGTACGCGCTTCCGTCATGATGACATTCATTCGACCACGTTCTGTCCGCAAAACAATTGGATGCAACTCGTTCTGTCTGCCATTTTAAATAACGAGGTGACTGGCGAGGAAGAGTCATATTGGCCTGATATGTGGTCTCTAGATTACCTGAAGGAAAAGAAACGACAAGCACCTATTGCGTTTTCTTTTCAGTACATGAATCAAATTGTCAGGCAAAACGAACTTTCGTTGGCTCCAGAGCTTTTGGTAAAAGCTGAAATTGCTACAGAGTTTGACACGCTTGGAATAGGAGTTGACCTTTCAGCTGGTACTAAAGAAAAAAATGACTATACGGTCATGATTTTAGGAGGAAGAATTGGAGACAAAATCCATATTATTGATTACAGAAGACTACGTGTTATGGGTAATCTAGAAAAACTAGATGCATTAAAAGAGCTTTTGAATGACTGGTCTGTTATTGGTAAACAAGATGATGGTTTATATTTTCCAACATATTCAACTTGTGATATTTGGTCAGAAGCAGTTCAGTATCAGGCTTCTTTAGAAGCTGACTTTAAACGAATATGTTTAAATAACGAAGGGCTTTATAATTTGATTTGGCACCCCGTTAAAGGTTTTCGTGCAGATAAACTGGCACGCTTTAGAGGCATTATGGGAATGTTTGAAGACCGTAAAATAGTCTTTAACAGATACAGAAACTTTACAACAATGTTTGAAGAGCTTACTAATTTTGGTGTTAGCTCTCATGACGATTGTGTAGACGCTTTGGTTTGGCTTGTTACAGGTTTAACACGCAAAGGAAAACTTCAACTGGATTACTAATGGAACAACTTGTGGCTTTAGGTATCGCGGTAGTCTCTGGTGGAGGTTGGTTTGTTGGAAAAGTTTTTGGTCGAATGCGTACACTAGAAGATCGTATTGACCGTTTACCTCTTGAATATGTTTTAAAACAAGATTACATAAGAGAGATGGAAAGAATGAATGATGAATTTAGTGAAATTAACACTAAGCTTGATAAACTTGTGGAAAAGATTCTTTCCAAATGAGTTATTTTATAGAGCTTGAGGAACATGAAGATGGTTCTCTCTTTGTGACGTTACCAGAAGATTTAATTGAAACACTTGACTGGGAAGTCAATACAATTCTTACCTGGAATATCAAAGGTGATGGAATTATTATTAAACGTCTTAATAGTGAATCAGGTTATGAACAGCTAGAATAATTAAAAAGTTTTTAAGCCATGGAATTAGCTTATAAATATATGAGTCAAATTCCTCCAAAAGGAAAGAAAAAATTTGACGAGGAGTTTATGTATACCTCAGAAGGTGATATTAGTTCACCACGACCTTCTAGAAATGTTTCACCATCAGCCTTTTTAGGACCTGGCAGTAAAGGAGCAGGTTTTAGCAATGTATCTACAAGAGGTTTGTGATGTCATTTCGAGATGCGTATGATGAACGTAGGTTTGGCCCAATGGGTCAAGTAATTGGTGTTAATTACGGTGGATCTGTTCATCAACCTACAATTACTTATTCCAATATTCCTCAGCGGTTGCCAGATCCTGGACCACGTTATGGAGAAAGCCGCCCACCTATTATTATTGATAATACAGATGGCGCATTTGAAAATCCTTTTTACCGCACTCCTCGTTATGGCGGAGGCTTAAATATTCCTGGCGCTCCAGGGAATATTCAAAATTTTCTGTATAAGACTGCTACACCTAGTTTTGAAGTTCCAGGGGGACAAAGTCCTTATAAACAGCCTTATCTTCCTGGTGAATATATTCCAGAAGAAAATGTACCGTTTATTCCCTTACCTTTAGCTGCTGGTGGCATGACACCTGTACCAAGGCGACAAGCTTTTGCACCCCCAATGGGATTCCAAAATAAATTTGTAAGCTAATGAATCCGTTCTCTTTTCTAAACAACTTTATTAAAGAAAGACCATTTACGCCAAAAGTATATGGTGCATCAGACATGATGTCAGGAAAAAGAAATGCAAGAGAATTTAGTGAAACACTTCCTGGACAATTGCCAAATATAGGTTATTCCTATAGAAACGAAATGAATCCAGGTACTTATACACCTTTAATACCAAATCAAAATTATGGACATGGGCCAGCAATGAATCCATATCATCCGTACATTAATAATTATGATATGGGGCTTCAGCTGCAGGGAGCACCAATACCACAATTTATAGATCCGAGTGTAGTTCCTATGCCTTACTTTAGAAATGATTCGGGATTTCAATTAGGTGGACCAGATCCTATTGGATCATTTGAACCTTATAACAAACGGGGATCTACTTAATGGCACAAGATGATTCTAAATACACAAAACCAGGGCTACGCGAATCAATTAAAAAGCGTATTACTGCTGGTAGTAAAGGAGGCAAACCTGGGCAGTGGTCTGCCCGTAAAGCACAGATGGTAGCTTCTGAATATAAAAAGAAAGGTGGTGGTTATAAAGGTGGTGAAGGTAAAAAACAAAAGTCGTTAAAAAAATGGGGTAAAGAAGATTGGCAAACTAAAGACCAATATGAAAAAGGTAAGAAAGCTGCTACTGCAGCTAAAAAAGCTAAGAACAAAAAATCATGAGTCCATTTAATTTACAAAAATTTGCAGAAGAATATGCTGATCGTTTGCAGTCTTTAGAAGAATATAACCCTAGAAATTTATTTTTACCAGGTAATGAAACAGCAAATATGGGGACACACTTTAACCAAGTGATGCAACCAGGAAGTAGTTATGCTGCGCAAAAAGCATTTGCAAACCGTTACTTAAATGATTATTTTCCTAAAGTACAGCAATTAGCAAAAGACGCTAATATTCCAAACATTGCAGAAGAATTAAATGAATTCTTTTTAAAAACAGGCTTACCTGATGAACGTTTAGATGATTTTAGATTTGATTTAGATACAGCTCAACATGAAACTATATCTCATTTACGTCCTTACAACGCAGGTTTTATGCCTGATTATCGAACACTTAATCCACAAATAGGTGGACTTACAGTTATTGGTCCAAATCCAGTTACACCTTTTAATGAAAGATTTGCGACAAATATAGACGGTTTTATCAAAGATAAAAATAAAGGAAACATTGCTGTTAGGGGTTTTACTGGCCACGGTGTTAAAAACCATTTACTTCGAAGTGGTGGTTTTGAAAATATGTTAATAAGTGACCTTTTAAATAAAGCAGATTTACGTAAACTAAATTCAACAGAAGCAATAGAAGGAATAAGAAATTTTGTTGATGAAAATTATGGCGTTAGCCCCACAGTGGAGGGTCTACAAGAAGTTAACGTAAGCGATTCTGTTGCCAATGAAATAGCTGATCAATTAAATAAAAAATATTTACCTCAAGCTAGATATAATTATCAATCGATGGGTGAGTTAATGTACCCAACAGGAAAGTTTTCTACGCCAAATAATCGAAGACAAGGGTTTCAACATGCACTGAGAGGAAGTAAAGTACCTGAACTTCGTGTCTTTGGTGATCAAATATCAAACCCAGGAATTGGTTATATGTCGGCAGACCCATTTACAGCTACGTTATCTGGCGCAAAAAAATTAATAAAAGAAAACCCTACAGGCACAACCTTAGGTGTTGCCACTTCTTTACTTGACCCTGGTTTACCTCAGGCGATTAAAAAAGACGATTATTTAAAAGCAGGAGAAGTAGTAGGCAGAGATATATTAGGTGGAGCATTTATTGAACAAACAACAAAAAGAGGTTTACCTTTAGCTGGCAGGTATCTTCCTCAGTTTGCACCTGTACTTCAAGGCGGTGCTTCAATACTAAGTAAAGCATCTCCGTTTTTAACAGGTGCTGCACTCTTTACTCAAGGTGCTCCAGGCTCTTTAACTGATGTTGTCACACAAAAAGCAGGTGCTAATCCAATATTTTTCTTGCCTTCTGCTCAAGCCAATCCTGAAACCGATATAGGAGCCAGATCAGGCAGAGCTATTATGAATGAAGGTAAGTATTTATTTAATAGTTTATTAAAAGGACGACTTCCTTATACAAGATAGAAATCATGAAACAGGCAAAAAAAGACTTACAAAAAATTTCTAAACAGCTAAAATGCATGCTGGTAAATACATGGAGAAAAAATAATGTCTAATTCATCTGCATTTGAAAAGCTTCTTCAGCTACAAAAAGATTTAAAGAAAAATTTAAAAGAGGCAGATGAGCATTATTCGCTAGTAAACTTTGCCTACCAGAGTAAGCCTACCAGTGAAAATAAAAAAGCAGATAAAGAAGCAAAACAATACTATAAAGATCTTAGTAATGCTTTTGATGATGTCAGTTCACAAATAGATAATTTTGAAAATTATCAAGAAAGTTACGAACAAACAACTCCTAAGCGACAAAAAAAATCTAAAAAATTAGCTAAACGTTTTGAAAAACTTTTAGGGAAAGGAAAGTTAGATAAAGCTGAAAACCTTTTAACCAAAATTAATATGAAACAAGGAGTTGATATTGCTCCTTATTTATCTGATAGTTTTCCTCAAGTTGCAGAAAACACAGGAATTAATCTTACTTATGATTTTGATTCTCCTTCAGCTTTTGGTAATCTTTTAGCATCGTCACCAAATATTACACCTTTTGATGAAAGTACTGCACCAAGTATTAAAGATGCTTCAGACTTAAAATCTATTCCCGTGAAATACGATGAAGATATGGATTTGTTTGCACCAATGATACCTCAAGCTTTTGAAGGATCGCAACAAGAACCACAATTTATTGCACAAGCAGATTTAAGTAATCCTCAAAAAAATTATTTTGATGCACTTACAAACCCCCTTAAATTTATTGATGATGTAAAAGGATTAGTCGATACACTTAATAAACAAACTGAATATAAACAACAAACAATTGATGAACTTCTTAATCGAAATAAAGGTGATCAATCCTTTGGAGATTACTCAACATTGCTTGCATCAAGTCCTGTATCAGCTCCTAATTATTCCAATCCTATGCAAGGAATACATTTAAGCTGGAATTTTGGTTAATAATAATGGCTGATAAAGCAATTCAAAAAGACGGTACTACAAAACGTTATCTTCCTAAAAAAGCGTGGGCTAAGCTTTCAAAAGAAGAACGTGAAGATACTGATCGCAAGAAACGAGAGGGTTCTCGCAAAGGAAAACAATTTGTTGCCAATACAGATAAGGCTAAAAAAGCAGGCAAAGCTGCTAGGATGTATAAACAAAAGGGCAGTAAATAGGTAAATGGCTGACGCTAAGTCTCGTCTTAAAGAAATCATTGATGCTTACGTAGAGCGAGATGGTGGAGCAGGTATTGATACGGGTATTGTTGCGTCACATATTGCTCAAATGAAACTTTTTGGCGTACGCCAAGGAGTTGAGTTTTTTCCCTCTCAAGATAACTTTGGTAATCAGCGCAAAGACTTTATTGATAAAGTTGTCAAATACAACAAACTAGATACACGTCTTGACTCGATTTGGGATTATTTTTTATGTGATGGAAAAGGTTTATTTTATATAAGACCCACAGAAAATAATTATCGCCTTTATTATTTTCGTAGTCATGAGTATCGCTCTTATTATAACGTTGATGGAGAACTAGAAGAAGTCGTCATCATCTATAGCTATAAGGTTAAGAAACCAAATTCTGGTTTTCAAGATATTGGTACATACAACTTGACAGGAGATCCAAATCAGACTCCTGGTCAAAAACGTTATATTCGTTTATCAATTAAAGCTAACACAATTGAAGAGACTCATTCAGAAGGCGAAATGTCTTTTGATAATGTCAATATTCAAATGCCAGGTAAAACTGAAAAGTTTCCAAACACTTTACAGTTTATTCCTTGCGTTGAAATCTTTAACAACCCGAAAGGGTTTTCAATGGAAGGTAGTGGTGAGTTTGATGCTTTAGCTAATCACATTGTTATTCACGATAGCCTTGTACATAACATGCGAAAGAACTTGCAGTTCTTTGGCAATCCAACATTACTCTCATCTAGACCTAAAACTGACTTGATGGAGTCAGGTGGTGATGGTGCAGCACAACGACCATCAATTGCAGCTAACTCTGGGTTTACAAGTCCAGCTAATTTAAGTCGTTCTACTTTTAAACAAGATCCAGTTAGCCGTGGTGTTGATGGACAAATTAGAGTTCCACGAGTTATTGCAAACCTAGAACCTAATGATCGTGTTGGTTATATTGTTCCTGATGCTATTTCAGGTGATCAAAATGCATTTGTTCGTCAATACCGTGAAGAAATTCGAACTGCTTTAGGCGGTGTAGACGAGCTTTCTATTAGTGCAGGTGTTACTGCTACTGAATACAAATCATTATTTGGACGTGTATCTGCAACGTCTAAGAAAAAAGCAAATGCAATTTATACACATGGACTATGTCGTTGCCTTGAATTAATTATTTATCAAGAAGAACAGCTATTTAAAGATACCCTGGCAGCTGCAGCCAAATTTGAAAAACCTGTTCAACCAGCAGAAAATGCTTCTGAAGAAGAACAGGTAATGTATAAGCAAGCTTTAGCTGCATTTGACGCACAAATGAAAAAGCTTATGATGGCTTGTGTTCAAGCGCAGATGGTACCTCCTGGTGTTAAAGGTTTAATTCCAGATGGAGATATCACAATGCTTTGGCGTTGGCTTGGTCCTGTTTATGAGGACTCAACACAAGACATCCTGAACAATTCAATTGTTGTAAGAAACTTACAAGAATTAGGAGTTGATAGCATAGAAGCACTGAAATATCTTTTCCCATCAAAAACAGATGAGGAAAGAGCGGAAATGCTTTCGGGCTTCCCGTTCAGGATGGTCAACGAATTACAGGGAGCTTATTCCCAGTTTTCTCGTTTAGTGGGGGGAATGATGCAGACCCCTCACCCACAAGCACCGGATTTACCCATGGCGGCAGATCCACGTTTGGACTTAACTCCATATCTGTATCGAACCTTAGAAGCATTACAAAAGGAGATGAGCTATGCAGGACGCTACCGTCCAATCGATCCCACAGACGAGCCCGCAAGCAGCAGTGGCTCCGAGCAGTTACGTGGCGGCA